ATTTCCACAATCCCATAGGCAAGTCTCTTCGTTCAAAATTGCTTCTTCGTGACATTTCAATGGAATGAATGCGTCAAGATCTTCTCGATACTCCATTCCAATTCCGGCGAAGTGTTTGCGAATTGTCGAATTGTAAGATGTCTTGATCCAAGTGCCGCCAAGATTGTCGATGAGCCATTGGTAGCCCTCATCGCCAGCCGCGTCATTGTTGTCACCAACTAAAACACGAATGACAATTGACTCTTCATTAATTTCTGCAAAGTGACTCATACCGCATACCTCACAATTACAATTCCCGATCCGCCAGCTAGTCCCACGGAGCTGCTTACCAATCCGCCACCGCCACCGCCGCCGGTGTTTGCTGTTCCCGCTGTAGCTGAACCTGAACCCGCGCCAGCACCGCCGCCGCCTGAGCCCGCTGCTCCACCCGGTCCGCCTGTATTTTCTCGACCACCGCCGCCACCGCCGGCGTAGAAACCGCTCACGCCCGTCGATGTAGCTGTTGCCCAAGATGAAAATGAGTTAGTTCCCGCGCCACCTGCACCCGGATTTGGATCGGCATTGCCGCCAGCGCCACCCTTACCACCACCGCCACCGCCGCCACTTGCTCCATAATTACCGCCGGAATTACCTTGACCGGATGTGCCTGATCCGCCGCTAAAACCGCCGCCGCCACCTGATCCACCTGTTCGACCATTGTTGCTGTAGGTAAATTGACCGCCGCCACCGCCGCCCTTGACAAGAGTCAAAGCTGCAAATTGTGAATCATTACCATCGACGCCTTGGCTTCCGGTACTACCCGCGCCACCTGCTCCGACTGTTACGGTGTAAGAATTTGAAACTAAAGATTCGGAAGTAAATGAGAGTAAGCCACCAGCTCCACCGCCGCCACCTTGATCTCGACCACCGCCGCCACCGCCGGCGACAACCATGAGATCGCATACAAGTGTCCCGCCTGATACTCCAAGCGTCCCGCTTGATGTAAAGACTCGATAATTGTATCCGCCGGAAGTGTAAAGAGTTCCGCCGGTAATCGTCGGTGCAAGGGTTTGTTGGCTTGCAACAATTCCAAGAATGTCCATTTATGCAATCGCTCCGATGATTAAAAAATTGTTTGAGGATGTGCAAATGATTGTCGCCGCTGCGTATTGCTTGCCAATCTTGGGCGCTGAAGCTGTTGCGCCAGCTGACACGATTGTGACTCCTGCGCCTTGTGAGAATGTCACTTGACCCGCTCCAAGTTGAGCGACATTGATTTGATTGCCAGCCGTAAAGACGGATGGTGGAACTGTGATCGTGATTGCTGAAGCGTTTGAAGCTGTAACAAGCTTTGAAGCGTCGGATGCTACAAGAGTGTAGGTCGTGCCTGTTTGTGCATTGAATGACAAAGTCGTGTCATCCTGTTCAATCCAAGTGAATGCGAGATCTGTGCCGGAAGTCTTGGAGAGCACTTGTCCCGTTGTGCCACCCTTAAGACCCACGAATGAAGCGTCAATCGAATCGCCAAGCGTCTCGATTGCTGTTGCTCCGTCCTTGACGAGATCCGTCGATGTCGGGACTACCCATCCGTAATTTGGTGTTGTTGTTGCCATTTCTTCTCCTTATGCGACGACGGTGGCATTTAACCACTCAAGTGTAGGTTCAATCGTGTTCCAAGTCTCGACGACAGGCACATCGTTCCATCGGAATGCCTGTAGTGAATAAGCCACAGGAGTGACATAAAGCGAGACAGTTAGTGAATTAATGCCGGCTTGAAATTGCCAGCCTTCGACGAATCCTTGAAAGCTAGATCCCATGTTCAACGGTAAATCTGCGATATTGACCGGCATTCCCATGAAGACATTGAGTAGCGAATCTCGATCCGAATCATCTAATTCAGGCGATCCAAGTGGGAAGGATATTTGATTAAAGTTTGCCTGTGGGAATGCTCTGAGTTCAAGATAAAAAGCCGCTTGATCTTCAGCGTCGCTTTCGAGCTCCAAGCTGGTCTGAATGTTTTGAGCCAAAGTGCCGTACAGAGCAATTGATTCAGGCTCTAGATCTGAGACTTGCTGCCCATTCTTATATGTAAGGGTAATTGAATTTCTTACATCGCCGGCGCGTACAGCTGTTTGGAGTCCATTGGCAAAAGCGTCATTGGCTGAAAGATTGACATATCCATTTGCCGCAAGATATTGCGTCCGGTGTGTGCTGTCTGCGTAGCTGATCTGACCGGATGAATTCTCATAGAGATACCCAAGACCGGAAGTCGCCAAAGATGCCACCAAAGAATAGATGTCCGTCGTGTTAGCTGCTCGAGCTGCGAGCTCATAATTGCCGGCATCGATTTCGCCCAAGCCTGTGTTGAAAGCTTGATTCCAAGTGAGTGCAGGATCGACGGCATTCCACGCAAGCGCAGCCGGTAGAGCGTCCCATCGAGCGAATAGGGTTTGAGAGAGAATCGTCTCTATCTGTACGCCGTCCAAAGCTTTGGTCAAGACGCCTTCGGTGAGCACCTTTGGAAGCCTTGAGAGCGCCCCTAGAGCCGTGATGGAGATTGTCTGAGTCACTCCAATAGACCCGCCCGATTGAACGCCCACAATCAAGTCTGTGATCGAACCGCCAAAGATAGCCACCGGATCACCATTGGAATCATCAATGTACACGGTGACGGCTGAATTGATTTCTGCCGTAATAGCTGAATCGTCAAGATTGATGAGAGTCAGATTTATGTATCCGGCAATGGCTTGGGTGTAAATGTCATTTCTGCCCGATCCCAAATTGAGATTGGCAAGGGTTACATTCTTGTACTCGACGCCATCGATTTCGATGCTCCAAGTTGGCGTCCACAATGTCATACAAATGCCAGTCTGTTAGCTCCTAAAGTCCCGCGAGCATTGGAGCGATTCAAGACATCGACGATTGTGCGAGCCGTACCTTCGGCGTCAATTGCGCCGTTGACGGTGATGTTGATTGTGGATCCACCCATGCCGCCATTTGGCACAATCGTGCCGTTGGAGCTTGGGACAAAGAGCTCTGCGCCCTTCTCGCCTACGACATAGGGAGTCCCTGCCGATACAGATCCGCCGTTGGCACGGAAGCCGCCGAATGCGCTTGAGATGACTCCGGCGATTCCCTTGACCGCGGGATTGTTTGCCACAAGATTGACAAGCTTTTGGATTGAGCTTACGACCGAATTGATAATCCCGAAAAGAGTTTGAAATCCGCTGATGAGACTTGCCACGACATTGATGACCACTCCGAGAGCGATACCGATGCCCTGAATTGCAAGCTTTAAGACGCCGCCCATGAATGGCGCAACGAAGTCTTTGAGAAATTTAAACAAGGCAATAAATTGCTCTTTGTTACCTACGACGGCGGCTTTGATTTGGTCAAATGCAAATTTGAGCCCTTCGAGTACAGGCTGAAAGATTGAGACAAGCAATTCAATGACATTCTCGAAAGTACCCTTGAGTCCATCTGCGCCGCCGATTGAATTGATGAAAGTGGCAATTGTTGGAATGACTTTGTTCACGACGGTGTCAATCATTGGAGTGATTGCATCGAGAACAAATGATCCGATTGTCTCCTTGCCTTCATCGAAGGCGACTTTAAGCCGAGCCATTTTGCCGGCGAATGTGTCGGCTTGAATCGAAGCTTGCCCACCAAAAGTCTTAGCAAGAGAAGCTGTGATTTCATCGAGAGACATCGTCTTGAGCTGTGCGGATGTGAGTCCGACGCCTAGCTTTGAGAGAGCTCCGGTATTGCCTTCGGCTGCCTTCGCCATTGCATTCGTGACAGCCTCGAGAGACTTACCCGATCCGGCTGAGACATCGAGCGCCACTTGCTGAAGCTTGAGAGCCGCTTCTGAATCCTTTGTGGCACGGACAAATCTTTCAAAGCTTGGACGCAGCTCATCGTCTGTCTTGCCTGTTAGTAGTGAAGTCTTGAGAATCTGATCTTCGACGGCTTTGATTTGTGCATCGGTCGCGTTTGTAACATTTTGCAATGTAGTCGCAAGCTTGGCTTGTGCCTGTTCATCTGCAATTGCAGACTCAACGCCTTGCTTCAGAAGTACAGCACCATAAGCGAGCGCAGCTGCGCCGGCGATTGCAAATGCCGCCCCTGCCGCCTTGCCAAATTTTCCGACCTTATCGCCGAAGCCTTCGACTTCATTGGTCGCACCTTTGACGCCGCGCTTGAGTTCATCGAAGTCAGCGTCAAAAGTAATCTTGACCTTTGGAATTCCCGCCATTAGTCGAGCCCCGCTTTCTTCACTACATCTTGAACCATCTGAGCATATTCACGCGCCACGATTGGCACATAATAATCAACCGCCGGAGTGATCCAATATCCGCGCGGATTCTTTGAAGCTTTAAATCTGTCTGAATAACGCCGTCCGATACTGTCAAGCCCCGGATGCGATCCGAATTCCGTTCCCCATAGCAATGCACCAGCCGGCGCAGCTTGCTGACGCACCCTGTTGCCCTTGCCTGACTTTGAAGCTTCGCCGCCGTACTTGCGACCGACTTTCTTTGATCCGCCAATATCGACTCGAATCAATCGATCGCGCTTGGCTGTGATTGTTTGAGCGACTAGCTTTGTCTGTGGAGCGGGAGCGGATTGGCTAAACATGAGAAGCTGACCAGCAAGACGCTGAGACATTGGAAGAGCTTTGGATCTAATTTCATCCTGAGTCTCTTTGTCAAGAGCATTCAATAAGCCGATGAGATTGCGAAATTCCACCGGATCGACGGTGATATCAAATCGTCCTCTTCCGGCTTTATTTGCCATATCTCTTCTCCAAGATCTCGATTGCTGTGAGTATCTGCTCCGCCGTATGCCACTCGCTCATTGGGATATTCGTCGCAATGGCGAGCTCGACAAGAAGTCGATTTAGGCTTCCGACGGCGTAGCTTTTGGGCTCTCTGCGTCTCCCGTTTGCACATCTGCGACGGTGTCGCACCATGCCTCGAAAGGTTTGACAGGCTTTCCCGCAGCTTCGCGCTTCATGGAGTTATACGCCAAGAAGAGAAGATCGGAAATCCCAATCTTTTCGCTCGCTTGCTGAATGCTAAATCCTGTCTTTTGTTCCCACTTCGCCCACTCCGGTGGAGCTGCCACATAGGTGACAGACTCTCCGGATGTGTATTCAATTGTGATTTGTGTCTTCATTTATTTGCTCCCGATTCTTTTGTTTAGCTAAATGTCTCGGTTGGTGTACCGACGACCTGAAACGATAATGACACAGTCTGCGCGTCCGGTGCTGTACCGCCGACGCTTGGGAATGTCGGCAAGATATTGCAAGCGAAGACCGCTCCGGTTGCAGCTGTGACGGATGCCGCCAAAGTTGTGTTTGGTGCTGACTCTGTAGCTGTCCAAAGTGATTCGCAGAGTGAGCCTGTAGCTCCCCAATCTGCAAGCATTTCGACATTGAGAATCCATGAATCATCGATTGCTTTGTAAGCGCGTCCATCGAGTGTCTGATAAGTCTCGATGACATGGTCGGCTTCAAGTGAAATCGATGTAGCTTGTGCGTCGTAATTTACGGTGGCGATCGTCAAAACAAGATCGCGTCCGGTGATGACGGTCGTTGGCATAATTACTCCTAGTTAGTTTGAGTGTATTGGGTTGATAGTTGGATCTCGCAAGCGATGATTTCTGATCCGCTTGCAAGAGTCATCGGGACAGGATTTGACACGCTTCCCACGGTGTAGCCTGACGGAATAACCGCCAGAATGCTCATGATGAGTCTTTCGATATTGTCAAGAGAAGCTGCGTTTGAATATGGCGCGACTCCGACTGTAAGTCTGAAATTGATTTTGACTCGAGTCGATGTGCCGATGAGATTTGGCTCGAGATACGGCACATCCGGCACGACGGCAGCAAATGGCACGGATGGCGCTTCCGGTACATAGTCGTACACATTGGCAGCCACGCTCGAGATGGCTGTCTTTAAAGTGCCGCGGACATTGACCGCGATTGAGGATGCGGGACTCATGCCAGCATTGCTCCGGTGTCCAAAGATTTGCCAAGGATTCCGATCACACGATTCAAGAGTGATCGACCCATTCTGTACGGGCTCACTTGGAAATCAATGCCTTCAATTTGTCCGCCGGCAGCTGTGATCGATTGGAAGACTTCGACCGATATGACGATGATCGCTTCATACACGGCGGGATTGTTTGCATAGATTGTCGCTGCGTCGTAGCCTGAAAGATAAGTTGTGCCGTTTGGAATGACGGCATTTTCGACGACATCTGCTCCGGTGCTTGCATAAGAGAATTGATATTCTCCGCCGATGGCTGTGACAGTTTTTGTTCCGTCAAATGTTTGATGTCCAATCGATACGACAGCACTTGATCCTACAATGTAATTATGCGGAGTGTTTGTCGTAAGTGTTGCCACATTGGAAGCGCGGCGATGATATGTGACGGCTGAAGAGTAAGAGACGAGAAGCGGCAAGATTGTCAGCTCGCTAGTGTCTATTACCTTTTGGAGATATGCGTCAGAGTAGAGAGAAGAGCTCACGCCTAGCACAGAACGAAGTTCTGACGGAGTGACGATTGACATGAGCTCTTCCCTTCTTCTACTCGACCGCCACGGGAGCGCAGCGGTCGATGATTAGTGTGTTATTGATTAAGTCTTATTTACGCCAAAAGCGCCCGCGCCGATTTTTGTCGCCACAGCACCAAAGGAATAGACGCCCACAGTAATGGATCCGTCAGCTGTTGATTCAGCGCGTAGCTGATAGCTTGGGGACTCGTACCATGTGTATGCGTCAGGGTTGATGATCATGATTGAATCATCTGTGTCTGTTGTTGCGGCTGTGTTAGCTGTAACAAAGAGATCAAGCCCTGCAACACGACCGCGAAGCGATGTTGGAGTTGCAATTCCGGGTTGATTCATTGGCTGAGTTACTTCGTTGTAGATCGGACGACCTGAGTCATTTAGACCCATGAGATTCGACCATTGTGAAGTGTTCACCAAGATGTTGCGAGCGAATGGATTTGCAAGACCAGCTGTAGCACCATAAACAGATGCAGCGCCGCGACCAATAAAGGCGAGAAGCTCTGCGGCTGTTGGATAAGTTGCGATTGATGTCGCGTCAGCTGTTGCACCTGATACCAAGACGCTGTTTGCGTAAGTGTCTTGCTGCTTCGCCATGGCTGCAACCATATTTGAGAGAAGCTCGTTAAAGAAGACGGGCGAAGTGCGCTGGAGCAATTCAACTGAGAATTTTTGCTGACCCGCGAATTTCTTGACATCGACTGAGACAAATGCAGAATTCTGATCTGTATCTGTAAACGCTGCATCTTCGGCGATTGTACCGACCGCTGGCGCGACGGTAATCTTTGGAATCTCGAATGTCATACCGGCGTCTGGAAGTGTGCCGCGTGAGATTGCATCGATTGATGGGCGGACAGTTGTTGAAAGTCCGTTGATTACTTCAGCAAGCTGACGAGTTGGTACAAGACCAGCGTTGTCGGTTGTGTTATCTGCTGCAAGTACATATTGACGAGCGTCTTCATTGCCCATTGCTGCCATGATCTTGTTTTCAAGATACTTTGCAGCTGTGAGCTCAATGCGTGGCTTTGTGAATGTAGATGACTTGACTGATGCTG